AGCAATCACATCTCTTTTTCTTAGCAGAAATGCTGGCAAGCCCCAGGATGAATGCCAACGCAATGAGTGGACATTTCCCGTCTGTCGAGGAGCTCAGCCTGGGGATGGCTCGGATGAAACTAGCCGGAGAATTGGTCCCCAAAGGAAGCTTTGACTCAGTGGAGGCATTGGCGGAGAAGCTGGACAGGCTGAACTTAAAAGACCAATTGAAATTGGCAGGCCTAATTTCAGTCTGGCTGGTTTGTAGGCACAACCCATTCACCAGTAGGGCACTGCTGAAGTCACACATAAATTGCAGCTCTCTGGAGAAGGCGATTTACCGAGCCGACAAGAAAAAATGTGCACGAACTGCGAAGGTATTCATGGACAGGGGAACTCTCCCGGACATTAGAAGTTGGGAAGACCTCTTTGAATGCGCAGTTGGGCTCCTCATGGACTGCAAAGGAGGCAGCAGCCATTTCCGTGCCAGCTTGGCAGATGCCCTTGTTAGATGTGCAGGGGGGACTGTGGAGGTTGACGGCGAGAGGAATGAGACTGGTGCTGCGATGGGTGGAGAGGAAACAGAGGAAGAGGAAAGCTTTGAAAACGTGCTGGACAAGGCGACCAGAAAAACTATAGAGGAAGCAGTGAGACAGTCCAAGAGGAGGAGGGGGGAGGCCCTGGATGCAGCCTTAAAATTGAGAGACTCTTACGCAGCTATGAGTGCACTGGGAGGGCAATTTGCGAACATGCCAGCGGCCGAGAAGACCCGGTGGATCACGACCTACTCAAAGTGCTTACAACCAATTTTAGATTTGAGTGAAGGCAAGCGGTTGTACGATTACATTTTGTTTGTGGGCTCCAGGGGATAAGTGCGGGAGGTGCACTTTGTAAAGTTCGGAAAAAAGAGATTGTGATTGCT